TGAGTGGTATCCTTTGAACGCCAGGCGCTTTGCCTGGCGTTCTCATATCTGAGGGTTACCCATGGACGCACCTTCCTTTGAGGGACTGTCGCCAATCATTGCGTCAGGCGTTGCGACGTTCTTTGTAGGATTGGCAGCGGTCAACAAATGGTTCGATCTACAAAAGAATGAGACGACCCAAGTTGCAATCATCCAAGCCGACCGCGACGACTGGAAAGAAAAAGCCGAAGCATTTGAGATAAAAGCCGAGCAGGCGTGGTCAACTGTAAACAAGCTCAACGCTGACTTGACTGAGTTGAAGGTTTCCAACGCTCGCATGAGTGAGCAGCTTGACACTTTGCGTCAGCGCAATGGCGAGCTAACCCAACAGATTCAAGAGTTTATGAGGTCGCAAAATGCCCGAACAAATTCGTAACGCCTGGAACAAATCGGCGGTCCCCTTCTACGTTGCAGTCGCTGTTGTTTTGTCCATGGGGTGCGGCTATTCGATCAGCGCATCACAAAACCGCCAGGCTGCTGTAGAGCTGGCAGACATTTACAGCAAAGAGCGAGCGTCCATCCGCAGGGCGCACAAGGCCGAAGTGACCAAGCTCACCGAGCGCAACACCTTCCTCGTAAACCAGATCGCAAGCCTTGCCAGCAAATCCAGCGATGCCACCAAAACCGCAATCGAAGCCAAGGGTGAGAAATGAACTATCCACTTCTGGCTATCAACGAGGCTTTGAGCCTACTACCTTCCAAGATGACCACGCGTGCCGCACTGGTGCAGTTGCTGGCCATCGGCGCCCAAGAGTCTCAGGACTACACCTATCGTCGACAGATGGGCAACGGTCCCGCTCGTGGCTTCTGGCAGTTCGAAAAGAACGGCGGGGTCAAAGGCGTCATGGAACACCCGCTGAAAATCGTCCGCGACCTGGCACGCCAAGTATGCGCAGCCCGCAACTGTCCGTGGGATCGCGAGGTCATTTGGTCCAACCTTGAATTCGACGATGTGCTGGCCGCAGCCTTTGCCCGCTTGAACCTGTACGGTGATCCCTTCGCGCTTCCTGCGGTCGGTCAGTGCAACGCGGCGTGGGAGCTTTACCTACGCGTCTGGCGCCCTGGCAAACCACACCCTGACAAATGGCCGGCACGCTATGACGCTGCCGTGTTGGCGTGCGCATGATCCCGCAGGGCTGGTTGTACGCGGTAGCCTTTGCGGTTGGGTTGGGTGCAGGCGCCTGGCTGGCTGACAACGCGCTCAGCACCGAGCACGAGCAGTACAAGGCCAGCGTGGCCAAGGATGCAGAAGACCGCGCCCTTGCGGTGCTGATGACCTTGGAAGCAGCCGGTGAGAAGGTGCAGGCCGGTGAGGCTGCCATATCAAAGCAGAGGGAAGACAATGCAAAAGCAACCGAGCTGCAAGCCGCTGAGCTTGACCGCCTTAATCGTTGCCTCAAGTCTGGTACTTGCGGGCTGCGGGTCGCGGCAAAGTGCCCCAGCGTGCCCAACACCGCCGCAGGTGGAAGTGCCGAGCGAGATACTACAACCGGTGCAAGACTTGCAGCCGCTGCTGAATCGGATTATTTGGAGTACACCCGAAAGTACACCGAGCAGTTGAACACTTTGCGGATGTGCAAAGCCTTCGGTGACACGCAAACTAAAAAGCCCTCGCAATGAGGGCTTTTCTTATTACAGGTATTGGCGTCTAAGCTTGTGCATGTCAACCAGACGCCGCCAGTTGCTGAACTCACCGGGCTCAAGGTGACCAACAACCATCGCGTAATCCAGCATGGCGAACACCTCAAGGAACAACTGTTGCGCCCGCTCTTCGCTGGTCTTTAACGCCATGTCAAGCTTGGTTTGGATCATGTTACGACCTGGGTCGGGCATGGTCATTGCGAGTGTCCTTGAAGGGTTGAGGCCCTTGCGGGCCTGGGTGGTTTACTGCGCCAGGAAATCCAACACCTGCTTTTTGATTTGTTCTGCTGCGCGGGGTTTGCTGTGATCAACTACGTACGCTTTGCCGGTCAGAACCCACACGCCATTTTTCTTGTGTTCTTTGCGGATGATCCCCTTGCCCTCTATTGCGCGAACTTCGGTGCCTTCGCTGTAGGTGATTGCGTAAGCCATTTCACCTTGGATGCTGTAGGTTGCTGCGTTGGTGATGGTGATCATTGTCGTATTCCCCGGCTGGTTGTTTTGCTTCAGTAATTGAAGAATAGACCACTATTGACGGTCCTGTCAAACACTTATCGAACGCCAATTGTGCCAAGCATTTTGTAGGCTTCCCGTTCATAGAACTCATAGTCGATGTCTGCCGGGAGCTGAGCAGGTAAGCGCATGCACGGCACGCTGCCGGTACTACCCGCAACCATGTTGCCGATGGTCTGTCCGTTGCGCAGCTTGGTGGACCTGATGGCGTGCGTTGAGCCCTTGCCGTAATACCAGCGCACCGTCTTACCCAGCACCTCACCGGTCCCTTCCCAGTACCCGCCACCGGCACACGTGGCCACGGTGAGGAAGCGTCTGATGTCAGTGCACTGTCTGATGGTCGTATAGAGCGGCGTGCCCCTGGCCAGGTACGTAATCACCGCGTCTGAGCAGATATCAATGTCAGGGTTCTTGCCGGTTGGGCTGGCCTCGGGGCTGACACCTGATTCACCAAAGCACCCTTTGGCCTTGTGCGTGCCGTCAGGTTTGAACGCAATGTAATTGTTGACGTCCCTGCTAAACACGGCGGTGTATTTGGTTTCCTCAGTCTCAAGGCCGGTGGCCGCTTCCCATGCTTTTAGAATGGCATCGCGGGTCGCTTCCATGCCGTGGGGCGTCTTGACGATAATACCGTCCGTGTTCGCTGACACGACCGGGATACCCGCAAGTTCCATGTCCTCAATGAGCATGAGCAGCGCGAGCTGGCCGGTGATGGTGGTGCGGATAAGCAGCTCGGGGGCAAACAGGATTGAGTATTTCGAGCCGAGTTTGCCAAACGCGCCGTTGAGCACAATTTTCAAGCTGTCTGCGATGGTCTTCCAACGCTTGGCACCTTCGCTGTCGCCGGCCTTCTTGCATGCACCCGCCATGTTTTTAGCGTGCAGGCGTTCGCTGTAGACCCTGCGGTAAATCTCAATGAACGCCTCACCGATGGCGCCGGGGTACATGTTCATCAGCAGGATGAGCGACGGGTAGTAACTCGCAACGTCATGGTCTGACAGCGACCACTTGCCCGGTTCTGTCAGGTGGAATATTGATTTCTCTTGGCTGTGTAGTCCGCCAATGCCGAACTTGTAAACGCTGATACCCATCGCAACGCGGATGGCTTTGATCGCCGGGGGAATGATGATCCCTGTTTTGATCTTGCGCCCGTCAGCGTCACAAACCTCATCGTCCTCGCCAGGTATCTTGAGCTGGTCGACATCGTTGACCGTAAACGCATTCGTCAGCACCGTGGCCAACACCTGTTGCATTTGCTGGGTCTTGAACTTGATGAACGGCGGGGCCTGATAGTGGAACTGATAGCCGTGCGGATACACGACCTTTTGCGGACGCCAACCGAGCTTAGCAATAATGGTTGACTCGCTGATTTGGGCATCTGACTTGCTCATGACGTCAACGCCGAGGTCTTCACTGATCGTGCGGCGCAGCTCAAGCCGACCTTTGATGGTGTCCTTCAATCCTTGCGTGCCTGCCAGGTCATTGCCGCAGTAGTTTTCGAGGATGTCCATTTCCGCATTGGTCAGGTTTGCGCTTGGATCAACCGGTAGGTCTTGCAGGGTTTCTGAGTGCATGCGCCCCATGTACATTTTGAGGCCGATGCCCACGCCTGGCGCCACCTCAAACAAGTCGATGTGCTTGAGCCAGGTCAGCTCGGGAATGTTGTTTTGCTTGTAGAACTGCCAGCCCCTGACGCGCCCGACAATGATGCTATCACTGTACGCCTTGAGTGCCGCGCAAAGCTGCGTGGGTGTGATCGCTGGGTTGCTCGTGATGAGGTGCAGACATGCAGCAATCATCGGTTCGTCATAGTTCTTGCCGTTGAACGTGATGATTTCGTGCGAGGCCAGAAAGAACCGCAGGCCCATCACGTTTGGAAGCTGCCAGTGCGGGCGAACCTCGAAACTGTAGCCGGGTGCTTTGATCAGGAAATAGTTGCGGTAACACTCGACGTCTGTTGGCGCCTGGGAGTAATTGCCCATATTGGTGCACTCAAAGAAAACCCCGGACATGCCGGGGTTTGNAGGTTGGGGAGGGGTCAGTTAGGCAACGAGCATCATACCCGCTGCGATCAACTGAGCGTCNGTCTGNCCGTTGGCAATCCACTGCTCNCGGGTGTAGCCCTGAGCCAGCGGGGTCATGGTGTAGACCGGTGCAATCGCGGACTGCGTGAACGCCGGGTTTGGTACAGCCATTTGCATCTGCGGTGCTGCTTGAGGCGCTGGGGCCTGTTGAACAATCGGTGCTTGCATCTGCGGCTGATTACCCATCGGCGCAGGGGTTTGCAGTACCGGCTGAGGTGCAACCATCACAGGCGCCGGGGTGCTGACGGTCATATAACCCGCAGCAATCAAGCTTTCATCAGTCTGACCGTTGGCAATCCACTGCTCACGAGTGTAGCCCTGAGCCAGCGGGGTCATGGTGTAGACTGGTGCGGCAGGCTGAGGGGCTGCCATTTGCATCTGCGGTTGTGGCGCTGGGGTCATCTGAGGCGCTGGTTGCTGAGGTGTGGTCTGACCTGGCATCTGCATGGGTTGGCCAGGCATTGCGATTGCTGCAACAGGTGCGGTGGTTGACATGCCTGCCGGGACGTACGTGCTGACCGGTGCTGCGAACATGGTTTCCGCGTCAGGCCCACCGCTGATCTTGGCACCGTGGCCAACGAGCTGCACGCCATCCGGGTTGATGAACAGCCCCGGCTTGCTGTTGCCCTGACCCGTCCAACCGTTGCCCTTGATGTCCAACGAGACCAGAACAAACTTGCCGGTGTGGATCGCTTCCATGTCGGTGATTGGCAGGTTGTTTTGCAGACCGTCATAGCACTTCATAGTGCCAGCGTAGGTGCTGATTTTCAGGATGTAGTGACCGCCCCAACCTTCTTTGTTGCTGTGCGGTTTGCCGTTGAGGTCCATGCCGTCACCGTCAACAACCTTGAACGCGAAGTCAGGGCGCACGCAACCTTCGTTGGGGCTGTTCGGATTCCAGCCTTGCGGGAACAACTGAGGATATGCCGCTGCGGCTTCCTGCTTGATGGCACAGATCATTGGCCACGTTGCTGGGTCTTTCTTGTCGAAGGCTACGGTGATCCACCAGTTGAACGACGGTTGACCGTCCTTACCAATTTTCTGCTGCTTGGTTACGTCGTCCATCACCGGGGACTTGAACAGCGGGTTACCTTGAACAATACGGCCAGTTGGCGAAAGCATTTTAAGTGGCATTGTCTTTATTCCTGATTGAAAAGTTTGTCAGCGTGATTGTCTGCCAGGCGGCGCAGTTTAAGCGTGCCCGATTTGCGCACCGTGAAAGCATCAAGCACGGCGCCTGGAACTTTGGCCTTTGCCTGGGTAGGCGTCAAAGCCTGTAGCGGTTTAGCGATATCGTAACCGAGCACTTTAGCGAGGGCGATAGCCTGCAACATTTTGCCGTCCCCCCAAGCCAATTTGCCGTTGCCGCCGCTCATTTCGAAATTGCGGTGTATGTATCCGTCCTTCTGAATACCGTGAGTCAACTTGCCCTCAAGGCCTGACTGGCGAGCTTCCATCACCTTGATAGCGCGGTCCAACCGGCGCAGCTCAGCAGCCGCCTGGTCGTACGTCAGCTCAAGCGCCCCATGATCAGTTGATACGTCGATCAGTTGCAGCGAGGCAGCTTGCAAGGTTGCGCAGTCAGCTTTGGCCGAACAGTTCTCGCAGTGTGGCCCAGCCGTAAAGGCGCCTTTCTCACTCCCGACACGCTGACCATACTCACCGTCACGAAAGGCGATGGCGTTATGAGCAGCCGTGCGCAGCGTGGTCATGTACGGGATCAAGCGTTCACTGTTAACCCTCCAAGTCTTCACGGTGTCGTGCCCGTAGCCCCGTGGTTGCACGATCACAAAGACCACTTTGAAGTGCTCAGTGAACTGACCGTGAATCGCTTGCAGGTAATCCAGAATCCCCCGGAAATACGCGAGCAACTGCCAAAGCTCGAAAGGGTCAACAGGAACATACCCGAGCTTCAAATCCGCAACGTACAGCGTGCGGTTCGGCGCATCCCATGACCACGCGTCGACGGTGCCACCGCACTCTGCGTGAATGCTTGGAATTGCAACCTGTGACTCAAGGTAAATTGGGGAGCCCCAAGACCGCAGGACCGCCAGGTACTCAGCCACACCGTCTAGAATTTCCTCAGTCAGCGTGACACCGTTCGGGGCTACCGTACCTTCTGGAACTGGCCGGTTGTTGCCGATTTCAAACGCAGCCCAATGGCCCGCCGTTCCTTCCTCACGTACCTCATTGTCGCCGGGGAGTTCGGGAAAGCGGGCGGCCATAGTGGCGTAGCCCGCACACCGAACCCACAACCCAGCAGCGCTAGGGCGCAGAGTGAATTGTGGGGTATCCATGATTAGGACGCTGCAATCTGAGCGGTGAACGCTTGGTACAGCCAGGCCACCGCGTCAGGACGATTGGCGACCAAGGCGAACTCACCGACGCCTTGAGCGTTGACGATGTTGCATTGACGACAGAAGTGCTCAACGTGTGCAGTGCTCAGCTTACCGCCCGAGTCTTGCAGGTTTGGAGCCAGCCACACGGCCAGGTCTTGATAGGTTGTCGGCGCTGCGGCTGG